GAGTATAGTAAAGATAATGGCTCAACATGGACATCCATAACTTCCACAAGAGGTGAAACACTTATACAAGTTGTTTCGGGTGACACCTTACAATTCCGTGGAAATAACGCAAATTATGCAACATATCCTTCAGGGGGAAAAAAAATATCATTTAATACATTCATTGGAAGTACAGCACAATTCAAAGTAAAAGGTAATATAATGTCGTTGATTAATAGTACTAATTTTGGTACATTAACCACATTATCAAATGCTTATACATTTTATGGATTATTTACTCATTGTACAGGTTTAACTGATGCAAGTGGACTACTGTTACCTGCAACAACATTAACAGAAGGTTGTTATGGTAGTATGTTCCAAGATTGTGAAAGTTTAACTACAGCACCTGAGTTACCTGCAACAACATTAGTAAGTAAATGTTATTATCAAATGTTCGCAGGTTGTACAAGCCTTACTACAGCACCATCAAGTGTTGGTACAACAGCAACAACTATGGCAACATCTGCATGTACTTCTATGTTCGCAGGTTGTACAAGTCTAACCACTGCACCTGAGTTACCTGCAACTACATTAACAAATAGTTGTTATGATAGTATGTTCGCAGGTTGTACAAGTCTAACTACAGCACCTGAGTTACCTGCAACTACATTAGCAACAGCTTGTTATTATTATATGTTCAATGGTTGTACAAGTCTTATTCAAGCACCCGCATTACCTGCGACAACATTAGCACCTAGTTGTTATTGGTATATGTTCGCAGGTTGTACAAGTCTAACCACTGCACCTGAGTTACCTGCCACGGTATTAGCTAATTATTGTTATGATGGTATGTTCCAAAATTGTACAAGTCTAACAATTGCACCTTCAATATTACCTGCAACAATATTAACACCATATTGTTATCGAAGTATGTTCGAAGGTTGTGCAAGTCTTATAACAGCACCTGAGTTACCTGCAACAACATTAGCCGATGGTTGTTATAATTTCATGTTCTATAATTGTAGTAAACTTAATCATATTAAATGTCTTGCAACCGATATATCAGCAAGTAGTTGTACAAGTAATTGGGTACTAAGTGTTTCAAGTACAGGTACATTTGTTAAAAATCCATCTATGGCATCTTGGACAACAGGTACAAGTGGTATTCCGACAGGTTGGACAACACAGGATGATGATACACAGGTTTTAGGTTAACAAACTGTAAAAGGCAAAAAAAGAGAGATAGATACCTATCTCTCTTTTTCTTTTAGATTTCAAATTCAAGTGGCAAATATTTTGGCTTATAATGTTCATCAATATATGAGACATTTGCCATCATAGTACCATTGACATCCTCAAAGTTATGGTTTCCACTATGGATATGGCCGCTGAAAAAATATTTCGGTTTTCGTTGCTTTATGTACTCATCAAGCACCTTATTTCCAGCGTCATAACCGTTGTTCCAACCTTGGTTAATGGTTCCCAATCCGTTTATTGATGGGGAGTCGTGTGAAATCACAATATCACAATCGTAAGGCATTTCGTTATAATAATATCCAAGTTGCTCATCATTAACCATGAAAGCCCAATTACCGAATATTTTACAATACGGTGTCCCAAATATTTTTAGTGTCTCAATACCGTTATCGGTCAGATACTCATAATCGTATGTGTTATTGTTCAATATAACAACCCTGTTTTTTGTTTTTTCGTTGAATATGTACAAATCCTCCGCATGAAGTCTTTCACCGACGTAATCATGGTTACCCCAAATCATCACAACTTTACTCCATTCGTTTTTAAATGGAAGTGTGTTTATCCAATCAGCGAAATCAGTTTTAAACCACTCTGATTGAAATGAGTAGTAATGACTATGTGCCGGACAATTATCACCACATATAAGAAACAAATCAAATGGTGATATAATCACCGGTAAATTTCCGTGTAAATCACTGGTAACGATTACCTTTAATTTTCCCATACATTAATATTTTTTTTCTTTATACTTTTTTATCCATTCCTCTTGGTTAGGATACCACTCAGGATATTTTTTAATATTTTCAATTATTCCGTTAAGTATTTTTTCATCCACATCAAGTGTACCACCTTGCCACCAGTTTTGTATATTCATGCTGAACCATCCCCCATCCCTTGTCCTCACGAACCAAAGGTTGTTCTCATCATATTTTGGACATGAACACTCAACAAAATAGTCTGTCTCTTTGGCATATAGCCAATCATGTTCAGGCATTTCTGACTCAAGCCAATGGTCATACAATGTTGTCTCTATTGTCAGGTCATCATCATAAGGGACATTAACCATAATGTTTTTCGCCTCATCAGGTGTGATGACCCTTTCACATTTACAAACGTAATGTCTTGAGGGTGACGACTTCCCATCGTCCCAAAAATGATAATATTTTCCGATTTCAGGTATTGTTTCCATATATTTTTTATTTCTAAATCTCATAAAGAAAAGGGTGTTCTCTGTCTGGTAATTCAGGCCAATATTCTTTAGATGCTTCTTCGGCATTTTCGACCAATTTGATAATACTCATATCAGAATCGGTACAAGGGCACCATACACCATAAGGAACACTACCTTTAATTCCATTCGCACTTACGTAAAACTCATCAACATCAGTAAGATTATGTTCCTTACAAAAATTGATTACAAGGTTAACTATTTGCTCATGCAAATCAGAAAACGCGTCATGAAGTTCAGGGTCACGATTAGTTTCTGTTTCAAAAACAGCCTCATAATAATCCCTACTTCCAACCCAAGTCTCAGGTTTAGTATCGTCATACTTGGGATATTTCTCAAGGGATTTCTTCTCTTCTTCCGTCAGTTTCTTATACATTTTAGCGTTGTTTTAATAAACCACCTTATTTCTTTTTTTATACCTTACCTCAGACAAAATATATTCTCTTCTCAACTCATTACAATAATCTTTGGCTTTGTTAAGGTTGTTACCGAAAAATATTGTCTCTTCCGCATACTGCCTTCCATTGTCATCAATCACATTTCTTGCCACATAGTACCCATTTGGTTTCTTCCAAATTTGTATGTTTTTAACGGCTTCCTCCCTGAACTGTTTGTACCATTTGGGATTAAGAGACCTTACGCCATAATGCACACCGCGATTGTCAACAAAAAAAGTTTTTTTCCTATAATTATCCATATTAAAAATTTTTGTATTTTTTTACAATTTCATCAATCTTTTCTTGGGTAAATTCTTCCGGTTTATAAGAATCATATAAAGAAAATTCAGACTTAAGAAGACCAACTTCCATTTCGACTTTATCAATCTCCTTATTAATCCTGTCAATTTCTTTCCTTTTCATTTCGTTTTTCTGGTTCACATAATCCTTCAAATTGACTATGCCTCTTTTAGGTAAAAAATCTTTTGAGGGATTATCCATAAACTGAAGAAGATTTTCAAGGCATACAAATGATTTGCCGATAACCTTATTGAACGAAACACGAACAGTTTTAACCAAAACTGTTTTATGATTTTCAAGTTCCCATGTTGGAACATTACAATAGTTTGGCCAGTGGTAATCCTCCTCTCCAATATACGGTTTTCCAACCACAATATTAAGACACTTGTCACTCCCATCGTCACTATCAATAAGTGTGCCAATTGGAAAAAGTTTCGTACATCTATCTAATTTTTCCTTAAGTTCCTTTTCCCTGTTTTTTAGAATAATATTGTGTTGTTCTTTTTTTACATTTTGCAGTTCTTTTTTAAGTTTGTCCTCATCATACAGTTCAAGTGCCGCTTTTCTATAGTCACCACCTTTGGAGTACCAAATCACCGCTTTCTTAAAAACATCCTCTTTGTTTTTCATATGTTTTCTCATTTAAAATTGGGGTATATCCTTCCTGTCATCATAGTAGCCTTCATCACCAACCAAAGGAGACAACGCACCATGCAGATATGGAAAAATTTCTGGTTTAAACAAAAGGCAACTTGCGAACATCACAGCCATACCACCACTATTACCACTGTGTCCCTCGTCCCACTCATTGTACCCATCGTTTTTCATCTTTTTAACAAATGTAAACGCGTCAACATAATCACCGTTACTGCCCTTGGCATACCTGTCCCAAACATAATCCAAATCCACACCAAGTTCATCCGGTAAATCCTCACTAAGTTCATTAAACTTTTTGAGAATAAAATTGGCGATACTTTCCGCTTGGTTAATTACGGTCATTTCATAATGATACAAACCGCCACTATATCTTGGTTTGATGTTTTCAAGCGCGTCTAACTCATCAATTGATTCACATGGGTCATCGTCATACTTACAGTCAAGGTAATCCTCAAATGAACCAAAACCATGGTTTTTGGCGGCTTCATTAGCCTTTACCAACCACCCCTCATTTTCTTCATTGAATTTCTTTTTGAGAATATCATCACTGTCCTCAAATGAATAACCAACAGCGGTGTTCCAAAGATTGTTGAATCTATCAATCCTTTTCCTAATTATTTCCTTAAAATTATTTTCCATGTTTTTATGCTGTTTTCAAATAAGTGTTAGCCAAAGCAAACATATCGGTATTAAGATTTATGTCCTTAATAGGACTGGTAATCACCCTCATTTTTCTTGCCTTAGAATTGTCGTCCTTGGCATATGAGAACCCACCTTTCATCACCTTCTCTTGCAGGATATTAAACACATTCCACAATGAGTTCCCCTCATCTTCTTTACGGACAGGTGTGAGAATATCACGAATAGTGTTACTGCTTATTTCAAGCGTCTTCTCAAAAGGAACATTCTTTCTGAGTTTAACTATCTTTGTGGCGAAATCAATCTTCTGCTCTTCAGACAAATTTGTCATTCTCATGGCGTTAATAACATTAATCTTATTGGGAAGTTCATCAATCATCTTAATGACAACAGTCCTTAGTTCCTCAAACTCATAGTTAATATGCCTGATTGACAGTTTGGCAAACTCAGCGTCAGCAATGATGAGTCCATTGCTACAAATAACGCGATAGATGCCGCACATAAACTTAAAACTATTGAAACCGTCATGACTGTTTTGAAGAATGATTCTTGGAAACGCCTCTACATTATTTGTCTTGTCGTTCAAAATCTTGATGTTCGGATTCTGAAACGCAATCATATGGAAAGATTTAATTCCACTTGAATTCTTTTTTGTCTTGCACTGCTTAGCCTCAACAGGATACCAACCAAGTTTCTCCATGTCATTGACAACATCAATTGTTGTGGCCATAGTGTACCTGTTAGAAACATTTGGGTTGGTCGGTTCGGTCATGAACGCATAAGGACATTTAGCCCTAAGCTCATCATTGGAAAGAAAGTGTGTGCTGATGTCGTTTGACCTGAAAGAAATCATTGTGTCTGCCATAATAAAATAAAATTTATAAAAACAAAAATTTAAAATTACATCTTTTTATCTTACAACAACCGTGCCAAAAATTAAAAATTTTGAATAAAATCGTAAATTTTTCCCAAAGTTCCGCTCCACCTCATCCATTGTCTTGCGTTTTTTTCCAAAACCATCAGGTTTTCGTTCATATATATACGCTTATTAACCTCAATCATTACAGAACAATATGAGAAATTTTTTTCAGGTGCAATGGAATTAGAATAAGGTATATTTTCCTCAACTGAATAACCTTGCTTTTTAAATATTTTTACAATACCGTCAACAAGTTTCTTGTTATATGACCAGCCTTCATTGTATCCAATGCAAATGTCATTGTTAGCTAAGTAACTTGGAAAAGAATGACAATCAATAAGGACTGTATTTTTATCCTTAATCGCTGTCTGAAGATTTGTCTGGTGCTCTACCCAAAGTTTCATTATGTTTTTCTTTTGTTCTTCAGTCAAGTTACGTTTATAACCGTCAAATTCGGCATATATAATGCCTTGGCCAATATTTTCCAAAGGGTCATTCTTAAGTCTTTCGACATCACAAACAAAACGTGAGTAAGGAAAAACAATTGTTTCCACGTTTTCTTTTCTTGACAGAGGGTTAAACAGCATATCAGTATACCAATCAGTCCATTTCTTAAGACAATCGTCTATAAAATACGGGTTACATTGCCATTCCCCAAAATTTTTATCAAACACACCATTAATTGAACTATGTGGTATGTTCAAAACAATATTTCTCATGTTATGTTATTTAAATTTACTACCAATTCTATCATCAAATTTTTTTCTGTATGCTCTTTGCGGATTGTTATATTTCGCTCTATGTCTTGACAATTCCAAACCTTCCACATCAGGACCTTTTCCATTTTGGAAATTTGATTTGTCTAACTGCCATTCTTCGTCAGCAGGTTGAAATTCAGGATTAAACTCATCATGCCATGTTTGTTTATTGAAACCGTTTCTCCTATATAGATTTCCAAGTTTGCCATGTCCTTCAGGGTCTTTTTCAGAAGGAAAGCCTCTATAGTTGTCCATTTGTGTAGCACCTTGGTTTTTGGCAAATTGCAGAACCAAATCACCAATTCCTTTTAAGTCAGAGTTGTTAACAAAATTACACAAATCAATTTTTCCTGGTTCTATGTAATGTAAAGCAAAAGCGACATTATGCCCTTTCAATGTGTATGTTATCCAATCATTACCTTTAATCTCATCTAAACCATGATATGTGAGATAACCTTTATATTTTTTAGGTGTCATATTAACAATTGAAAGAAATCTCTCATAATTGTTCTTTTCCCAATTTTTAGATTTTAATATCCAGTTACTTTCTTCGTTTATTTGTGTGGATTTATTGTTTTGGTAAGTAATGGTGGAAATTTTATCAAAAGTTAATTTCAGAAAACAACCGCTATTTTCTTTTAAAATTTTCGCTAATGAATCTGTAATTATTTTGTTTAATTGTTTTTCTGTTAGTATAATGCGTTGCATTGTTTCGGTTTTTTTGTCGCTTATTTTTTAATAAATAGTTTAGACTTTAACAAAACTAAGTGCCCTATGCAACTTTTTAGTCACATCATTAATAACTTGCCTAATCCTTTCCGATGTCAGTCCAAGTTCCTCACCGATTTCATAGTTATTATACTCTTTGTCATAACCAATGCCAAAGTACATTTTGACTATTGTTCTGTCTCTTTCATTAAGCATGGACAACAATTTGCTGACAAGTGTTTTGGTATATTCCTTGTCAATTGTCTCCTCATACTCATTATAACTTGCGGTTTTGTCAGTAAACGCCTTTGTGTCTTCCAAAGTGTTCTGGTCTTCGTCAATATACTCATTAACTGACTCAGTTGTGATGTCAAACACATCACTCTGTTTGAGTATTGTGATGTCAAAATCTTTTTTCAACATATCAATTATCTCATCTTCGGTTGGATACCTGCCATTAAGACCAAAATACTTGTTTTTAACCTTGGTCATTTTGTTACCCAATTTAATGTTGTTTGTTCTTCTGACAAACATATTGGTGTTCATTATGTAATACTGAATACTTCTCCTGATGTACCAAACAGCATATGACAAAAACCTTGTTCCCTTAGTAGTATCATATTTGTCAATATCATTTATGACTGACATAAGACCGAGGTTACCCTCGTCAATTAAATCCATAATGTTATCGTTGTTGGCATACCTTTTCGCAATAGCCACAACAAATCTCTGATTACTGTTTATGAGTTTTTCTTTCGCCTCATTGTCCCCATTTTTTATTTTAAGTATAAGGTCATACTCCTCCTCCGCTGAAAGTACGGGATATTTATTGATTTCTCGAAAATACCTTGCAAGTGTATCACTCCTCTCAATAAGATTCCCTTTAATAGTCTTAATGTCCATATATAAAAATTTTAAAAATTATTTACTTAAATTAAACAAAATTTTGCCATAAGAGGTTTGGCCTTCTCTGATGTAATTTCCGTCTATATTAAATAAAATTTTACCATAAGGATTTTGTCCCTCTCTGATGTATTTTCCATCTATATTATATAAAATTTTACCGTAAGAAGTCTGTCCCTCTCTAATATATTTTCCGTCTATATTATACTCTACTTTTCCCCAAATTGTTTCACCTTTTCTAATAAAATTACGGTCAATCGTATAAACAATTTTACCATAAGGATTTTGACCTTCCCTTATCCAATGATAATTATTAGGGAAAAATAGAGATATAACAATTAAACTACAGTAAAAACTATACCAGCGCATCAAATTCATCCAAAACTTTTTGTTTGTCTATTGACCACCTCTTACATTTTTTTGTGATGTCTTTCAGCGCAAGTGGTTTAAGTTCAACATTTTCTATTGTATAACCAGGGGGAACGTTCGCTTTAAGTTTTTCAACAGCATCACTTAAATTCTGTTCGTTAGCACAGAAATGTTCACCTTCAGTTGTGCAATCACATGAAATACAGTTAATACACATTTTTTTCAAATGGGATTCAGCATTAGGGCATTTTCCCTCAATTTTTTCACTTCCACAAATTTTACAAATTTCACTCATAATTATCTTCTTTTATTAAATTATTAAAATCAAACTTTATTGGTTCTGTCTCAGCGATTTCTTTAACATACATCTCTTTTACCAATACTCTGTTTAGTCCTTTTTGTTCTTGTGTTATCCTTCTGTTAATATTATCAACATGTTTTTTAATATCAAACAAAATGTCTCCTTTTTCGTCTTTTTCCTTGTTGTATGTTTGAATCAGATACTCCACTTTTTTATATTCTAACCTAAAAGATGTTAGTTCCGAATTATTATTGGTCAGACCATTAATCGTAAAACCAAAAACGAAAAAAGAGATAATACAAAAATACATTAATAAAGATATAGCACCGTCATTATCTTTACACGCTTTGATTAGTCCCCAAAGGCAAAACAAAGCAAAAACAATTAAAATTACTAGTAGTATCATATTAGTTCACCACTTTTTTCCAAGAATAACTTTTGTTGTCAAACACATATTCACCTGGTGTCAAACCACCCTTATCAACATATTCCAATATTAAAGACAATATGTTTTTCATGTTGGCGACAATATAAAGATACAACTCCCACCAGTGGTCTTCCAATTCCTTGGGATATTGCTTACCCATTGGATTCTCTTCTGTGCCTTCAATAAAATCCTCATAATGTCCCAGAATCATAGCCACATCTTCCATGACATATGTACCACCAAAAAGGTTCCATTGGTCAACACCCCACGCATGGCACTCCTTCAAATCAGATATGGTTTTCATTTTGTCCCTTGCCCTAATCAGTTGGTCTCTTAACTGACCATACTTTTTCATATTTTCAGGTGTGGACTCAATCTCTTCTATTGAATTGGTGATAAACTCAGTGTTAAAATTCTCACCCATGTCAAACTCATCAAATTTAATCGCCTTGATTAATTTGATATGCTCATCTGTAAGTATTAGTTTTTGTCGCATTGCTTTTATTAGTTTTTATTGTTTTGCTTTTATTAGTTTTTATTGTTATTTTTAGTACATTCAAAAATCACAACAGAAAATTTCAGAATTGTCAAAAATTATTTCTAATTTATATATCATTGACAAACTACAATGTTCCCTTGCCATGTGTTTTTCGGTTTCAAATTGAATATTATCAATTTCTTCGGCGTTCGAACCAATATAAGTCAGTGTTTGGTCACTGTAATAAGGGTCAACTGCGGTATATTTAACTATTCTCTTCATCACGCTGTCTCCTCAATATCAACCTCATCATTGTCATGCTGAACCGCCTCCCTCATAAAATGAGCGTTTGTCTTAACCTTAAATGCCTCAGACTTAGGGTCATCATCAATCCTAATGACAACACCCTCTCTTGGTGCCCTCATTGACTCATATTTCTCATAGTCCTTGGTCAGTTTTGAAATCACTTTCTTACTTTCACCCTTCTTTTTGGCATTGTCAAGAACAGCCTTAGCCGCAAGTGCTTCCTTTTCATACAAATGACACATAGGCTCTTTCTGCTCCATATAGAAATTGTCATCGTTATGCAGTCTTGTGAGGAAATTGTCGTACCACGTGTCGTCAACCACAATGTCAGGGTACAAATCACAAAGTTTACCATGGTAAAGCACTTCAAGATTAAGAACCTTGTCACTAAGTTCAGGGTGTTCGGCAACAAGGTTTCTTGTCCACTTGTCAACATCAAGCACATTCCATTCCTTAACATTACCATTGGCATCCGTCTCAGTTATACGATACGGCATAAACTTCCAATGTCCAACCTCACAACCGTAGTCATGACCTTTCTGTATCATCTTGTCCGACCCTTCAAGATAACCTGCAATCTCACCATACACAGTCATACCCTCTGAAAGATAAGGTGAAAAATCCCTGTTCACACAACCCCAAATATCAACACCGTAGAAATCATTACTGTCCTTACCTGTTATATATCTGTTCTTAATTACAGACCTACTTGAATAAATGTTACCATATTCAGTTGTTTTTACATTCATACCGAAAAACTTCTTAATTCTTTCAAAAAAAGTAAGTTTTTTATTAACAAGAATATTGGACAAAATTACTGATGTTCCATGGACCTTGACGGTTATGGTAACAATATCCTCCGGTGAAAGCAATCCTTTAATATTAGTTGCATCAAGGCGTTCAGTATCATAATGGTAATGAAATTGCCCTTCAACAAGTTTATCAATTTTGTTGATTTTCTTCATTCTTTTCTTAAAACCTTTCTGTCCTGTATTCTGTTCAGAAGTCTTAATTGGTGGAATATACTTTTTACAAAATTCATCATCACCAATATAATTAAATGAGGTTCCAACCATTTCCTCCCAATTAACATCAGCAAGGTCAGGATTATAGTTGACAAGTGAGTTAACACCTGCGATAAAACCGTTGGAAACACAACCCCTAAGAGTGATAATCCTTACCCTGTTCCTTTTGTTAAAGTAACCGACCTGTGACTTAATTTCCTTGTAAAGTCCGTCAGCCTCATCGGTTTTTCCGGTGTTTTTGAGGTCATTGTATTTCGCCATCATAATACCAATTTCAGGCGCGTTGGCGTTTTTCTCCCACTCACCAATCTCATAAAGATTGTTGGCCGACAGAAACTTTTCAGAAAGCGCGCTTTCCACAGGTACATAAACCACAATATCATTGGTTTTCATTGTGTTACCAATAACAATGTCAGCACCGTTAACAGTGGTTCTGAGAAGTCTGTCAGCACCCTCAATAGGGAATGTTTCACCAATACGGCAAATAGTTGCCAGATAGTTAGGATTACTACCTTCCGATATTTTAAACAAATTTTTCATGTTTTATATTTTTTGCTGTTTTTATTTACAAAAATCATGCCAAAGGCATTATTATTTTGTTAATTTTAGTATGCCATCATTATTGGAATCATCAGTTAACCATCCATTATATTGGTCATAAACGTCATATGCAATCTTAGCAGCTTTAGCTAAATAACTTTTTTTCCATTTGTTCCTTCGTCTGTTGAGGTATTTTTTCACTTGGTTGAAATTTGTAAATTCGGTATCCATAATATTATTTAAGTAGGAAACAAGTTGCAGCTTAAAATTATCACTTAAATATCCGTTCAACACAGCCATATTAGCTTCAAGATTGAGAAATTTTTTATATGATTCAGTTGTTTTTACTACTTCAAACAATGTTTTATAATCTTTTATTTCTTTTTTCCTGTCAATTAATTCTTGCCTTAATTGTGCTATATAGGCATTTCTTTCTATTCTGCTTAATTTGTATAGTATTTGACCAATGATAGAATAATTATCATCAATTATATTGTTAATTGCCTGATTAATTTTTCTATATTTATTTTTCACCATAATGTTATCATTAGGTAAAGTATTATTTTTTAAAGCATATTGTAAAAGGTTATAGGCATGTGTTAATTCATGACCAATACAAAAATTGAAAATCTCACCACATTTTATAATATCCGTTGCTGTGATATTTAATGTGATATTTGGCTCACAAATAAATGTTTTTCCTTCAGTTTTAATAGAATTAGTTGCGGTATTACCATTATATGTATTATTTTTACCATGTTCGATTTTTAGCGTTAATTTAAATTTAGTAAAAAAAGTTTTTATGTTACTAAATTTCCACTCATCGTTTGTTTCATCATATATTACAGTTGTTGTTTTGTCCACATTAAAAACTTCTTTTATTTGTGGTAATATCATATTAGTGAAATATTTAATTACATTATCAATACCATCAACAACACCTCTTGTTTCGTTAATTGGTAATACATATGATGCGTGATGTAATTTAAACTCACACAATAAATGGTTTTCTAACTCACAATTTATATCCATATTTTTTTTTAACAAAAATACAAAATAAAACTCAAAAAAACAACTATTTTATGTTCTTTTTCAAACCATTGGACTATTTATCATAGTAAAAATATATTGTTTTATGGCAAAAAAAATAATAATATCTGAATCAATGGCAAAAAGATTGGTATCTGAGGGTATCATAAATGAATCTGGTGTTGATGACATCCTTAAAAACAGGGAATTTAAAAAAGAAGTCAAAGACATCACTCTTGATGCTGTCAAAAAAGATAAGGACATTGAAAAAGAGATTAAGAAAATTGTCGCCAAATCAGTTGAGAACCTATTCAAGACATTGTGGCAAAGAAGTCAAACTTGGAACAATAATATTTAATTATGGAAAAGTTGTTAATAGAGACATATTATCCTGAGGACGAGATGACAAGATACGGTTTCATATCACATATGGAATCGTATATCAAACAACTCTTGACTGACCCCAAAACAGCCAAGGTTGACTCATATCTCACAAAACACAACATTGATTCCCCCAAGGCGTTGTCTTTGTTACTTAAAAGAACAGACCCATCCGATGAGACAAGCGCGGTTCTTATCAGAACTGAGAAAATCAGACCTCAGAAACTGTCAGAGGAAGATATTAACAACGGTGTTAAGCCCAAAGACAGATTTGTCATCAAATACAAGTTACCAAGGAAAGATTATATGAAAAAGATGAGAAACCTTTACATTAACGCTTTCGAATCACATATTATTGACGGTAACACTTTAAATGAAATGAACGCCAACACTCTTGACTCAAAAATCATAAAAAAAACAAACAACAATAAAATTACATACGAGTTTGGAAAAAACGGTTGGGGGTTGTCAGATGAACTTATCAAAATCGGAAAAGACATAAAGAAACTGTCCAAAAACAATAATGTTTATATTGACAAGACTAATATTGACACACTTGATGATGTTTATGATTTAACGGTGTCAACAGAACCTATAACGGAAGGAGCATGGGGAACAGGAATATTACAAAACGACTCCGCACTTGATTACCAAAGTGCTTTTGGCGTTGAAAGTCTCAAAAAAATGATGACCGACATACAACAAGAACAGGACGCTAATAATATTTGGGCTAAACTGGGCGTATTAATTGATTTTATTAATAAATACAAGGAAGAAGAACTGATTTTTAGTGATGAGTGTAGTCAGGCAATTGATTTTGCGAAAGAACAGTTAAAAGGACTGTACCACAACAATGACTGGTTGAATCAATGGGACAACAAAAAAGAAATGAAGTCAACTTTGAAAAAAGCGTTCAATGATTTGTCTGATATTAAATATAAAAAAGACATTATGCCCGTACAACAAGAGGACATGATGACGGAAGAGGATGGTGGTGGTGCCACATCCGCTGATGCCTCAGGTGCTTTTGTACAACCTCTATTTGGTAAACCCATAAAAAGAAAAACGGTTTATTTAACGCAAGAGCAAGTTGACAAACTGAAAGAAGCGGTTGAGATGGACACGGCCTTCGGTGATTTTGGATATGACGCGCCGCCTCTCAAAAAGAAAAAAGACCCTGCGTATGACCATAAGAACATGATTAAAAAAAGTATTGAAAATGAGTAACTATGGTGATTTTAACCCTGATGTTTTAAAAGATTTGTCGAAAATCCATGAAAAAATGGAAGAGGAAAGAAACTCAGACAAACCAGATAAGAAAAAATTGTTGGAATTGGAAATGCAACAACTTTACAGGGGAATGGAACTAAATAGCGGAACATATAATAATTGGAGAAGAAATATACCTTGGTAAAAATGAAACTGACAGTTGAAGACATACAATACATGGTTAACGAATCTGTTAAGAAGATTCTTAAGGAACTAAGAAAACCCATTTACAGAAGATTACCCAACGGCGATTATGACTATGACGGTGACGAATGGGACGATGAGGAGGAAGAAGAAAACCCTGTTGATGAGAGACAGAGAAGGATTGAGAACGAAGAATTTGATTCATATGTCGTCATCAATGACTCTGATGGCTCTTTGATTGGGTCTTTCGGTGTTGACACAGTAACGGATTTGGACAAACAAAGACAAGCATCAAGTGATGCTGAAGACTTGGCAATAGAAGCCGCCGCCAAAGACAAATACGGCACATACAGTGTGTTCGGCACAATAGATGGCAAATATGATGATGACACATTGGTGTTAACATATAATCACCAGGAAGCGGTAAATTACCTTAATAGCGAAAATAACTAATAAAAATGTAATAAAATGGAAATGACTTATACTAAAAGTGAGATGAATAAACTTATCAGGGAAAGTTCAAACGAGTTCAAGGCAAAACTTGGACAAGGTGTTGAAGAAAAAGATAAGGAAATCAACGGTAGGGCTTACAAAGAGTCAGAAGAGAGAGCCAAGGACTTTGACGGTGGTTTGGCTGATGAGGTTTTGGAAAAGAAACCGAAATACGAAAAACAGGATGAGAACAAGACCACTTTGGACTATGAACCTGAGAACGTCACGCCTGAGTACAAAAAAAGAGTACACGCACAAGTTAAAGGTTATACATCTGAACAGGAAATGAACAACGGTCTTGAAAAATCCAATGACTACTCTGACGGTGAGAACATTTATCAGGGTCTTAAAAAATCAGGTGAGGAAATGCAGAAAAACATGAAAGACTTCAGAAAATCAGGTTTACAGGCAAGAGAACTTCCTGATGAGACGTTTGATAGGGACAACATGTACGAAAGTAAAGAGGGTTTTGACATGAGACAGATGATGAACCACCTTAAATCAATTGAGGTGGAGGCTAACAAACCAATAAATGAGAACATCAAAACCGTCTTCTATAAAAAGACAAAATTCATCACCGAAAACCATATGATTGACAAAATTCCTGATGACTTTAAAGTTAATGGCCTTAAGTTCAAAATGAAGGATATGGACGGTAACATATATCTTGTTGAATGGAAAAACAACAAAGCGAATATTCTTCTACATGAAAACAAGACACAGACAAACAATGAGTTCAACAGAATGAAAGAACTTATGTCTTATCAGGTGAAAGACACAAAAACAAGTGTTTCTGGAAGACTAAACGAAAACGATGAGAAATTCCAAGAAACTTTAAATAAAATTAGAAAACTGATGTAATATGAAAAGATTTTTTAAATTTTTGGTTGGTTTTTTTAAAGGTATCGGTTGGAAAAAGTTTTTGAGAAACCTTTTAATCTGTGTGGTGACACTTGGCATTATTTTCACATTGTTTTTCTTGGTGGGTATGCTTATAAGTGTCAAACCTGTTTTGGGCATAATAGTGTTGGTAGCCCTTATTTTAACAATAATTGGTATACAAGCATTAATAGTTAAGAAATATGGAAGAGATTTATAACAAAATGAAAACCACCAATGAGCAAATGGACGAGCAAATTGGTAACATGAGAAGTTTCAAAAGTTTTATTGACAAACATGGTTTGAAAGGCACATTTTCAACATTACTCATAATGTTTGTGGCCGCTTGCATAGGATTTTTCGTCCTTAATCCTGGCGTTGTTTTTGAGAAATTCCAAGAGTACAATATCGAAAAACACGAGGAAGGAATAAAACAAAGATTGGAGGCAGACCCACATATACGTGTTCTTCTTGCCGATTTCAGGACATCAGTCAACGCTGATAGGGCATATATCCTTGAGGCGCATAATGGTGGCACAAACCTTAACAATCTTCCGTTTTTATATGCAGACCTTACTTACATGGACCCAAGAAACAGATATGACTATATTGAGTCCGAATATAAGAATTTCAGACTATCAAGATACCCATGGGCATCATATGTCATAGAACATGGATATTGGTTTGGTTCTATTGAGGACTGTATGGAGAGTGACCCTGAACTGTATTATAGACTTAAAAATGAGGATGTCGCCTACATGGGCATGTTTGTCATGCATGGTAAAAACGGTTTGCCAACCGCTTGTTTGGGTGTGATTTTCAAAACCAATGAAGATGGGATAACACCAACATCAAGGGATGTTATCAAACAAATGCAAATCTACGCGTCACAAATAAATGTTTATTTAATGGGTAACTAATATGGCAAAGTTCACTGAAAACGATATACAATATATGGTAATGGAATCCGTCAAAAAAATCCTAAAAGAATCTTTAGTGAGATATTATGTGGTGGATGACGGTGGCGCTTATAATGTCTTGTCATCTGATATGTTTGACGCTAACGGCAGATATATTGAGAACAAATCCTATACCATAGACGATTTTGATATCATCAAAACAACAAACAACGAGGAAATCGCTTGGAAATATGCCGACAAATTGAATAGGGAATACCAAGAACAATACGGAGATTTCCAACCCTCTGACGGTTACTTTAATGAGTCTAAAATCAGGGTGTCTGAGTCTAAACTTAACTCACTTATCAAGGAATGTCTCACTGAGGTGATTAATGAGGATTTCCTTGGTGGAAACCAATTCGATAACATCTCAGATGAGGAACTTTCAAAATTCGGTGAAAACTATTATGATGTCATTGTCCCTGAGTGGGCATTAAACGCACTTGTCAACGGTGATTACAGCGGTCTTGACGATGAGGACATCGCTGATGTAAAAGCCTTTGAGAGAAACTTTGTTAAAGGCGCGACTTGTGAGTTGTATAATGGACTTACAGCAGGTGACTTCTGTGTTCCAATGGAAGGCACATCACCCTCTTTCTATGAGAAAAACGACATCAATCACAAAGGTGCCAATTGTTATAGGTTCGCTTTTATAGCTAAACAGGACAACTAGGTGTAAACAAGTATATTGTTTTCCCAAAATAACATATAGTATTTGTAGAGTCCCTTTTAAAAATAAAGCCGTAGATGTTTATTCTATGGCTTTATTTGTTTCATTTCTTCTTCAGTCATTGCGTAATCTTTTCACAAAAAATATCAAAAATTTTCCTGTTTTCAAAGTTTTTCTTCAAAAATTTTTATTTTAGCTAACATGTATATGGTTCCCTAAAATAAAAAGAACAATTTTTTCTCATTTTCAAAAATATTTTTTTTACTAATAATCAATTTTATTGCAAAAATCGTGCCGGTACTCACTTTTTTTATTATCATTAACTATTTATAAATAAATAAGCATGTGATATAATGAGTGGAACCATTAATATCATGTGTTTGTAAGATACATATAGACTATCATCTATTAACCCGTGTTCCACTTTAGGGTTTTTAGTTGATAGTCGTTTTTTTATAATTAAAACAACATATTGTAAAATGGAACTCAATAAAATTTATTGCTGTGATGTATTATACGGTTTATCACAATTAGAAGACAAAAGCATTGATTTAATAATAACATCACCACCGTACAACAAAGCTGGCTTTAATGGTAAAGTAAAAAGAAATAAAAAAAATGACATTTGGAACAAGACTATTGATTACGGCGGTATTACTGACATTGACTGTATGGATGAAGTGGACTACGAAGAGTGGCAAATAAAAATCCTAAACGAATGTTTTAGGGTGCTTAAAGACGATGGCAGTATGTTTTATAATCATAAAATTAGAGTTAAAAAAAATGAAATTTCTCATCCGTTAATGTGGATAAATCAATCAAAATTCAAATGCAGACAAATTATAACATGGGACAGGCTAAGTTCACCAAATCCTGACACATGTAGGTATGTACCCACAACAGAGTTAATATTTTGGCTTAACAAAACAAACAAAAGTCCGAAATTTTGTAGAGACAACAATGCAATGTTTCAAACCGAAGTATGGAGACTTCCACCCAATAAAAACACTAAACATCCTGCGCCGTTTCCAGTAGAAATTCCGGACAACATAATACCATCAGTTGCACAAGGTGAAAACATAGTTGTTTTAGACCCTTTTATGGGGTCTGGAACTGTTGCCGTTAGTGCGTTGAAAAACGGTTGCAGTTACATTGGTTTTGACTTATTTAGTGAATATGTAGAAATGGCTAACAACTATATCAATAAAGAAATAGGGTCATTATAATGACCCTATTTCTTTATTTTATTGAAATTGATGGTGCAAACTCCAAAAACTTAACCTTTTTGTTGTGCTTTTTCGCTGTTGGCAAATCTTTAATATAATCAGTAAAATACTCAACAACAAAATTGTGTACTTCCATTGGTGAATATGTCTTTGCTTTTGGCGCGGTACTATTCTTAAGGAAATCAATCCTACATTTTTCAATAACAGGATTTTCACTATTTTTCGTGTTTTTGATTCCAGAAAAAAAGTTTGTAACCTTATCTTTGTTGTACCCCTTTTCGTAAATCAAGTGGTACAAATAAGCTATAATAACACATTTTTCAAGACGATTAAGATACCGAAAAAATATTTCTTTTTTTATTCTGGTATTATAAATGTCCAAACAAACTTTTAGTTCCACTATGTGTTGTTCAAGAAAATCAATAAACCTGTCAACAGAATATTCATCTTTTACTGCGGTATTACTTAAAGGTTTTTTGTTTCTAAGATGAAATATGTTTTTAATTGCCGGAACTAAGTCATCAGCATCTTTTTCATCAAAACCATAATAAACGATTCTTTCTTTCATTGTTCGTGATTTACCAGAATCAACATATTCAACATGAAGAGAACCCACTTCAACTTTCATGTCTACTGTTTTTCCAGACATAATAACCGCCTTTAGTGTGTGTTTACCGTCAATAAGGTTACCGTTAGGATTAAAAGCAACGCCGCTTCCTTTAACCTTGGATGAATAGCGGTTTTCCCTCATTGCTTTCGCTAATTCTTCAGTATGACTAACTCTTTCTTTTCTATCACAATCAATAACAGTAGCTAACATCTTTTTAGCTAATTCAGGTGAAACGGATGACAAAAAGACATCGTTTTCGTTGGAAGTCCAATCCTTCCTTTCGGTGATAATTTTTCTAATCATAATCTTATACTATTTTATTAAAAAGTTTACCATTTATAGAACTAAGTTTTTTACATGTGATTTTTTCCATTTTTTTTACCCATTCATCAGCCAAGGCTTTGTCCCCATTAAAGTCTTTAAAATCCCTATAATAAATTGGTATAAAGTATATTTTACCATAATATCTAGCTGACTTATAAAGGGGGTTGTTTTTGTACCTACAATTTTTAAGATGTGTTTGTATTCTTTCCCCAAAATCGCATGACTCACCAATATAAGAAACATTGTCTTTAGTGAAAGCCAAGTACAAAACCGCTTTATCTTTAAAGAAATCGCCGATATTTTCTTTGCTACATGAAGAAGGTGGTAAAAGAAAACCTGTTACATGACAATTAGAACCGGTATGTACAAATTTTGAATTATAAATATTTTTTAAATTTTCAATTTGTAAAATCGTTTGATAAATTTTACTTTCATCTTCATTAATTAAATTTTTTAAAATGTTCTCCATAATAATATATATTATTTTAATTTTACAATTTAATACATTACGATTTTCGTACCAAACTAATCAATTTTCTTCAATTTCGCAATAACATCTTCAATTTGAATTGCAATTTTGTCTTCATCACGACTAAAAAGTTTGCGAAATTCTATTTCACTACCGTTACAAAGGTCTGCTGTTATCTCCTCGTCATAAATTGAACTTACAAGATTTCCAAGTTCACCCAATGCGCCTGATAATTTGTTTTCATAATCAAGAACCTTATTATACGCAGACATTAATCGCTTTTCCGTAACCATGTTTCCACATTATTTTTAAATAACACTTTTCTATACATACAAAGTTCATGCCAAACTAATCAATTTTGTGGCAATTACTCATATTTTTTTCTCATTTTCTCCACCCATTCAAGTGCTTCTTCCTTTGTCTCAAAGATTTCGTCATCAAGAACATCTTTTAACCATTCCTCTGTGTTACAAAAAGGACAGGGGTCATCACCACCAATGGTGTAGAAACCATTTTCGTAAGAATCCATATCGTACAGATAACCATCTATGCAATGGGCATCAGGATATGATGCGCCAAAATGCGGAAATTCAATATCACACATATTTAAATCAAATTTTCTAAACAATATCTAATCGCTGCTTCTGCACAATTTTCATAAGACGTATCAATGTCTCTTGAAAACAAATAATCTTTATTTTGACAGATATGAAATTGATATATCCAATTATTTCCGACTTCGTGTGGGTCAACTGTGATATCAACCTTATGCACTTCCCTCAACCACTTCATTGCCATCTGAAGAGTTGGGCCAACACAAATTCCACTATTAGCAACTACACCTGCATTATTGTATAGACCATTTTGTACAAATTTTAAAAGGTGTCTATGCCCACCATCATAATATGCATGACATGCTTCATCAAACCCCTTCTCTTTCAGGAGTTTTGCTGTTTCAAAACTAACGTAATCTTCTGTAATCATAATCTAAATTATTTTCTAGTAATGTAATACAAAGGAAGTGTAATAAGCCACACAATAGATAATAGTAAATCTATTATCCATCCTCTCCAAGAATTGTCATAGGGTTTGAAAACTATAAAGTAAGCAACAAAAAATCCTGCCCAATAAACCCATGATACCAAAATAGCAACTACCCATTCCATATTAAATCAAATTTTCAAGACAATATTTAATAGCTGCTTCACAGGATTCTTCATATGTGTCATACTCATCACCTAAATCAAATTCTTCGTCAGCTTCATCAAGTGACTTTAACATTGTAATTTCAGGCCACCAAGGTTTACAACATTTATTATTAGAATTTTTAACCTTTACTGGATAGCGAACTGCTTTAATGTGTATATTGTGTACTTCCCTCAACCACTTCATTGCCATCTGGAGAGTGGGAATTATAGTGTCTTCTGTAGGAGTTATCCATTCCTCGTTTACTTCATATGTGTTTCCGCCAAATACTTTTATTGAGGCATAACCCATTATGTCAAACCCCTTTTCTTTAAGGAGTTTGGCAGTTTCAAAACTAACGTAATCTTCTGTAATCATAGTTAAATCAAATTTTCAAGGCAATATCTAATCGCTGCTTCACAGGCTTCCTCATAAGACTCAAAACCTATTTTATACCAGCCTTTATTTTCATAATTATTCATGTCACTAATATGATAACAAAATGAATCTTTACCTATATAGGCACCACAATCCCATAGAATTGCAATATGAAGACCGTGAACATGTCTCAGCCATTTTATTGCCATTTGGAGGGTTGGGGCAAGATATTCGTTGCTATAACGACGTGTACCAAAAGAAAAAAGCAAATTGCCATTCTTATCATAGAAATAATGAATATCGGATTCAAACCCCTTCTCTTTTAAGAGTTTGGCGGTTTCAAAACTAACGTAATCCTCTGTAATCATATAAATCATATTATTATGTTTTTGTATGTTACTTACAAATTTCGTGCCAAACTAACCATTACATGGCTTAATTTCATAGTAAAAATCCAAATAATCGTCATTTGCTTCAACTGTTTTAAAATGTTTTGCTTTTTTTGCTGCCGCATGGGAATCAAAACAATCAATAAATTGACCGTTTTCATATAATGCCCATTTTTTAGGTTCAAACATTTTTTTCTTTTCTTCCTTTGTCATATGTGTATTTCTATTCTTATGATTTGACCATTTCACGCAACATCCCATATAAAGAAGACAGTTCTTCAAATTTAGACATAGTGTCCGTCATTAGTTTCGTAATATTCTTGAAAATCTTATCTACAAGGATTTCTTTATGTCTCTTTTTATATGTCTCCTCATCTTCCCCAGGTTTAACCCAAAAGTATACACGATGGTATATCTTATTACTGAACACTTCCATTTCAAGTGTACCTTTCATGGAGTCCTCATCTGTATATTCAAATACCTTCGCATTTTCTAAGTCATAACCTTCCTCTGTAATCTTTTCAGTTGCAAGATATTGACTAATTATGTCGTCAATTATATCACATGTTGGTAAATGCTTGATATTAGTGGAACTAAGAATATCTTCGTTCCAAGATACTCTTTTATTGTATTCCTCAACAAAATTTTTGATATCTTTTTCCATATTTAAATCAAATTTTCAAGGCAATATCTAATCGCTGCTTCACAGGCTTCTTCGTAAGAATTAAATCTGGACTTACCGTGTTTTTGCACTAAACCAACCACTTTGCATATTTCATTATTGTATGTCACATATTCCCTGATAACATATGAATATTCAAAATGCGCCTTTTCATTGGCCTCACATCCGTAACATTGAATTTCAATAAAAAAGTTCTTCTCTTCCCTCAGCCACTTCATTGCCATTTGAAGAGTAGGAGCAGAGAATCTATAATTTTCTTTGTTCAAATTCCAATCCCACAGTGCTTCATTATGATGAACTGGCATATCATCAGCATCATAAAATGAACGAACATATACATCAAACCCCTTCTCTTTCAGGAGTTTTGCTATTTCAAAACTTACGTAGTCCTCGGTAATCATATAAAATATTTGTCTAATAGTCGTTTACTTATCGTTGTATAACCCCATACGGTGTAAATCCAGAACTGTCGGTCAATGTGGTTCCACTCTACCTTATACTCCGTTCCACAGACGATAGGAATTGTGCCTGTGAGCCAAAAGTCCTCTATGCTTTTCTTAATCATACATTCCTTCAGGTGCTTCAAGAGCAAGTCCTTTATTAATAAGGTAATTAATATCAAAATGCCTCTCAATGAGCCATGATATTGCAAGAAAGGCCTCTTCCATAGAAGTTCCCACATCATAAACATCATTATGAAAGGCCCCATCATAACATACACCAAGTTTTACAACCTCATTTTTCTCTTCCTCTGTCATTGAGGACATTGGACGAAGATAAGGAACAAGGGTAATATCTTCATCATCAAACAAATAAGTTCCAAAGGATAAGGTTACAATATAAGGTTCTTTTATTTCATTAAAATATTTTTCTCCTTTAACCAGTACCATTACTCCATAAGGCAACCTTGCACTAAGGTCTTTAATCACTAACTGTTTTTCTTCTTGTGTCATAACTTATGATTTTTATTTTGTCTTTACTATTAGCAAAAAATGTGCCAAAATGAAAATTTCGGTACATTTTTTTTACATTTTCCAAACTCGATTTCGTAAGTTCTTCAACCACGCTCTTTCTTCTTCAACCATAGCTTTTACTTTCGCATCATCATCTTCCGACCAAGTATTTTCTTTCAACTTTTCGGGATAGTCAATCCAAGGTGTAATACCTACGCCACGAAGTCCGTCTTCCTTATATTGATTAAGGAGTTCAATAATCTCTTTCCTTATCCTCCCTTCTTCGTTCTCAGCGAGTTCAGGAATAAGTACTTGGATTGCCTCTTTGGTCTCTTTCCATAGAGTAGGCATCGCTTCCTTGATTTTCTTTATTGCTTCTTCTCTTGTCATACTTTAAAAAAGATTAATTAGTCCCCTATACTCTGGATATTTATCATGAAACGCTTCAACAGCCTTTTTGTTGATATCTTTGTAACAACAACGAATATCAACAGTTCCAAGCCATTTCACTTTGTCCGTGATATAATTTACAGGTTTTTTGTTTTTATCAACATAAACAAAGCCTTCAATTGAATGAAATGTGTGTTTGAATATGTTAAGTTTTATAAAAAACCACTTTAGTCTATTTAAACTCATGTTCTAATTTTAAATTAAACTTTCCAAACAATATTTTATTGCCGCTTCACAGGCTTCCTCATAAGTTTGATAAAAAACCTCATCAACAGCGTCTTGTAGCATCATTTCAAAATCATTGTCAGTTCTTTGAATTACAACATAGTAACCTGTATGTCCTCCACAAGCCCAAGAATCAAGCATCACTTGAATATAATAATGATGTACTTCCCTCAGCCACTTCATTACCATTTGAATTGTAGGGGCATCAAGGTATCTTTCAGGATATCTTGACCTATCAGTTATGTTATAATCACCAACAATTTTATCTAAATTATATTGCTTATCAGTATTCCAATTAAACCCCTTCTCTTTCAGGAGTTTGGCAGTCTCAAAACTAACGTAATCTTCTTCAATCATTTTTGTTTTTTTATTCTATGATACTCTCCGTTTTTGGAAAAGCACATTATTCTATCAAGATACATCTTGTGTTTCCTATTTTTACCACATACTATAATCATTTCATTGTGATGCTCAATAATTCTCCCTTTAAACCAAATAAATGGAGAACTGTCAATGACCTGACACCACTTCGTTGGCATTGCGAATTTTATCCTCAACCCAACTTTAACATCCTCATCTTTCAAACTTTTATTATTCATAATAAGAATATCTGTCAAGAACAACATAAGGTTTATTGGTATACATATTCTTTACTTCTTCAAACCTAGAAGTCTCAGAAACAAGTTCATCAATACTCCCAGTACCATAAGCAAGGTCATTATCTGTTAGAATGTCATGAATATGAGCAATCAAATCTTCCACACTCTCCGCACCAATAAGAACATAGTGCATCGCATAACCGGTGAAACAAATGTCCACACTAAATACCGGATAAAATTTTTTCTCCATAATTTTCTTAGTTTTAATTTGTTGGTACTTCACTATCAACAAAAAACGTGCCAAAATAAACAGTTGCCCCTAATTTTATTTTTCCCAAATCACTTCCACTGTTATTTCCCCATTTTCATCATCCCACTTACATTGCTTGCAAATGTCAGGGAAATCGTTTGCTGTCTCAGGATACCACTCAGAAAGGATATTTCCAATCTCATACGGGTATATTTCCGCAACATGCATCATCAAACAATTCATACTACCCATAAACCAAGCATGTTCCACATCAGGCTCATCATCAAAAGTGAAAAACATGACATTAGACCTAACATATGTGACAGTTAATTTTCTCCATGCCATTTTTTCACCGTCATAATGCCAAAACTTTCTTCCTACCTTGATGTATTGCTTGACAGCCTCATCCTGCTTACAAAATAATTCGTATAGGCGAGTGTCAAATGTAATATTGCTGTAATTGCGGTTTAGCAAGTCAAGTATTTGTTGTTCTATATTATCCATATTGTATGTTACTCACAAATTATTCTGTCCACAGTAATCGTTGTGTAATTGTTGAATTCTATCACGATTTCATCCGTACCCATTTCGCAACCAGCACCTTCGTGAAATATCGCTTTTACTGCTTTGGCATCCAATTCGGTTTTCCAAATCATACCATCAAGTTCCTTAACACCATAAAATTTTTTCTCTTTTGCCATAGTTATATTTTTTTTATTTGTGACTTTATATATAAACGTTGAAGAAATTTTACAAAACCTTTCTTTGTTTCACTACCTTCATTACTGTTTTCAACAAGGAAAATAAGATTTCTAATCCTGTTTAGGTCATCCTCGCTCCACTCATCATTTTCTTTTGGATATTCTAATCTAGTCCAAGCCACATTAAGCCAATTCCAAATTTCTTCTAACTCTTCTTTTGAATAACCAAAAGTATTTTCAGAGTGCCATACTTCATCAATTATGCATTTAGTGCTCAGCAATAAATCTTTGTCCTCCTCGCTCCACTCTGTAGGTTTCTGCTCCATGACATTGATGTGTTTTTTTAGCCAATTATCTATCTGATATTGTGTGATGCCGAAATGAGCAACGCCCTCCCTAATTGCATCGTCAGAGATAGTCGGTTTCTGCTCTTTCTGTTCCTTGAGCCAATCAAACATGGGTTGTGCCCTTTCATCAGTATAACAACACTTAATAGCATATGTAATGTCTCTTTTTATAGCATCTTCCTTATACGTTTTAAGTTCAGGAATAAGAAACTCCAATGCTAATTTTTCTTTATCTGTTTGGTAAATGTTACAAATTGTTTGTATCGCTTCTTCTCTTGTCATAA